CGAAATCGAAACCGATCACTACGATGGCGCAAGCGAAATAGAGCGAGCCTGGCGCGATGGCCTCACGCCTGACCCTCTGCTGTCGGTGTCCGAGTGGTCTGATCAGCACCGCATGCTCTCCAGCAAGGCATCAGCCGAGCCCGGACGCTGGCGTACCAGTCGCACGCCGTACCTGAAAGAGATCATGGACTGCCTCTCGCCCAACTCGCCGGTCGAACGCGTAGTGTTCATGAAGGCGGCGCAATTGGGCGCGACTGAAATGGGTAGCAACTGGATTGGCTACGTGATCCACCATGCGCCCGGGCCCATGATGGCGGTCTGGCCGACGGTGGACATGGCCAAGCGAAATTCCAAGCAGCGGATCGACCCTTTGATTGAGGAGTCAGCCGCGCTGCGTGAATTGATATCACCGGCCCGGTCACGCGATTCCGGCAACACCATCCTGGCCAAGGAGTTCAGGGGAGGCGTGCTGGTGATGACTGGTGCCAACAGCGCGGTGGGTTTGCGCTCCATGCCGGTTCGCTATCTGTTCCTGGACGAGGTGGATGGTTACCCACTGGACGTTGAAGGCGAAGGTGATGCGATTTCGCTGGCCGAAGCCCGCACGCGCACCTTCACCCGGCGCAAGATATTTATCGTGTCGACCCCGACCATCGCGGGTATTTCGGCCATTGAGCGCGAATACGAGGCAAGTGACCAGCGGCGCTACTTTGTGCCCTGTCCACACTGCGATCACCGCCAGTGGCTGCGTTTTGAGCAACTGCGCTGGGAAAAAGCCAAACCCGAGACCGCAGCCTACGTGTGCGAGTCCTGCGAGCAGCCCATTGCCGAGCACCACAAGACGCGCATGTTGGAGCTGGGCCAATGGCGCAGCATGATCGCGCAAGAGGATGCAACAAGCAGCAAAGGTCGCAAGAAGACCGCCGGGTTTCACTTGTCATCCTTGTACAGCCCGGTCGGCTGGCGTAGCTGGCGCGATGTGGCTGCCGCCTGGGAGAGTTCGGTCAGCAAGGAATCCGGATCCGCTGCCGCTATTAAGACTTTCAAAAACACCGAGCTGGGCGAAACCTGGCTCGAAGAAGGTGAAGCACCTGACTGGCAGCGCCTGATTGAGCGGCGTGAAGATTTCAGAATCGGTAGTGTGCCCATGGGTGGCCTGCTGCTGGTGGCTGGTGCCGACGTGCAGAAAGACCGGATTGAGGTGTCCATCTGGGCTTTTGGTCGGGGCAAGGAGTCCTGGCTGGTGGAGCACAGGGTGCTGATGGGCGACACCGCTCGCGACGCAGTTTGGAAACGACTTGCTGAATTGCTGGCCGAGCGCTGGACGCACGCCAGTGGCGTGTTGATGCCTTTGACCAGGCTGGCGCTGGACACCGGCTTTGCCACCCAGGAGACTTATGCGTTCGCCCGCAGTTGCCACGACCCGCGTCTGATGCCCGTCAAAGGGGTGCGCAGCGGAGCGATGGGTGGCGCGGCGTTGATTGGCACACCCACGGCGGTCGATGTGACCCAGGGTGGCAAGAAGCTGCGCCGAGGCATCAAGCTGTATTCGGTGGCGGTGGGCATGGCCAAGATGGAGCTTTACAACAACCTGCGCAAAGCCGCTGATGTGGGCTCTGACGGGAGCACACCGCTTTACCCGGCCGGATTTGTTCATTTGCCCAAGGTGGACGCGGAATACGTGCAGCAGTTGTGCGCCGAGAGCTTGATCACCCGGCACGACCGCAACGGCTTCGCCCACCGCGAGTGGCAAAAGATGCGCGAGCGCAACGAAGCGCTGGACTGCTATGTGTACGCCCGGGCTGCCGCGTCAAGTGTCGGTCTGGACCGCTTTGAGGAGCGCCACTGGCGCGAGTTAGAAAAACAACTCGGGCTGGCGCGGCCACCCGACCCGGAGGTGACTGCCACCTCATCAAATTTGTCCACGGACGTCATTGATGCCAGCCCAACCGAACAAGGTCGCGCTGGCATCAGTGCTTCTGGACAGCCCAAATTCAGTCGCCGCGTGATTCGTAGTCCCTGGCTTAAACGCTAGGGGCTGTGGTCACTTGTTGGCTGTCTAACCCTGGCACTTCGGTGCTATTTTTTATTTCTCTTTCCACTTTTTTGGAGTTTTCCCCATGAGTTTGCAAACACGCCTTGAATCCCTGGTTCTACGCCTTGCCGCCGAGTTCAAGACCATCTACGGTCAGGTCGGTACGCTGGCCAACCTCTCGACAACTGACAAAACCAGCTTGGTCAGTTCCATCAATGAGCTGCGCAACCAGATTTCCACTTTGGCAGGCGTCACCATCATTGACGATGCCAACGCGGCTGGTACGGCCACCACGTTTTCGGCATCGAAGATCACCACCTTGCTTGATGCCCTGAAGGCTGACTTGCTCGGTGGGGCTGATGCGGCGTTTGACACGCTCAAAGAATTGCAGGATGCCCTGCTCAATGACCAAACCGGCATTGCTGCCTTGCTTGCAGCCGTTGACAAGCGAGTGCGCTTTGATGCGGTGCAGGCACTGACCGCACCTGAGCAGGAACAAGCCCGCCAGAACATCGGTGCGGTCTCCGCGCTGGACATCGGCAACTTTGACACCGACTTTGTGGCGGCGTTCGAAGCTGCCCTGGTGGCCTAAGCAGTTCACTTTGACTGATTGACCATGAATCTGGCCCAACACGTCACCGAACTGGCGCAGCGCCTGGCCCTGGAACTCAAGACCCGCATCACCGCCGATCACCCAGGGGTTGCCAAAGCCTGGGTGTGCTTTGGTGTCAGTGGCTCTGGCGACCAGGCATCGGTGCTTGTTCGGGCTGGGTTCAATGTTCAAAGTGTCACCCGTACCAGCACTGGCCGGTTTCGGGTGACGTTTATCTCGCCCATGGTGGATGCCAACTACTGCTGGCAGGCCTTTGCACGCAATGCAGGTCAACAAAAAACCATGAAGTACGCCGCAGCCCGGGTGCTGGCTGAGAGCAAGACGGCCGACTTTGTCGAAGTCATCTGCGCCACAGCCAGCGGCACCTTGTCTGACACCACCGAGATCAATCTGACCGTCTGGCGCTAAGGCCCGAACAGAAAAACCACCATGTCCTTCTCTCAAACCCAACTCGAAGCCCTGCAAACGGCACTCACCCAAGGGGAGCGTCGTGTCTCCTTCGGCGACAAGACGGTTGAATACCGCTCGGTTGATGAACTCAGACTCGCTATACGAGAGGTCAAACGTGGCCTCTCTGAGCAAGCCGCATCGACTGGCATGTGGCCCGGTGCGCCGCGCCAGATTCGCGTCACCACTTCCAAAGGCTTCTGATGGCTTGGTACACAAAAATCCGAAGCCTGTTTGGCCAGATTGGTCAGGGACCAGTGCATGAGGCCGCAGGCCGTGGCAGACGCGCACAGGCCTGGATGCCCGGCAACCCTGGCGCTGTGTCGGCGCTACTTGCCACCAATTCTGAGTTGCGCACTAAAAGCCGCGATCTGGTGCGGCGCAACGCCTGGGCGCAGTCTGGCATCGAGGCCTTTGTGGCCAATGCGGTCGGCACCGGCATCAAGCCGCAAAGTCTGGCCAGTGACGATGTGTTCAAGACGGCCGTGCAGACGCTGTGGCGTGACTGGGTGGAGGAAGCTGATGCGGCAGGCCAGACTGACTTCTATGGTTTGCAAGCCTTGGCCTGTCGGGCCATGCTGGAGGGCGGCGAATGCCTGATCCGGTTGCGACCGCGCCGACCCGAAGATGGGCTGAGTGTGCCGCTGCAACTCCAGCTGATTGAGCCAGAGCACCTGCCACTGAATCTCAATATTGATCTCGATTCGGGCAATGTGGTTCGTTCCGGCATCGAATTTGATGGCGTTGGCAAGCGCGTGGCGTACCACTTGTACCGATCTCACCCCGAGGATGGCAGGCTGGCACCCATGTCCGGCCAGGGTGGTCTGGAGACGGTGCGCATCGATGCCAGTGAAATCATCCACCTCTACAAGGTGTTGCGCCCGGGACAGATACGGGGCGAGCCGTGGCTTTCACGCGCCCTGGTCAAGCTCAATGAACTCGATCAGTACGACGATGCGGAATTGGTGCGTAAGAAGACCGCCGCCATGTTCGCAGGCTTTGTCACCCGCCAAAGCGTGGAGGACAACCTGCTGGGCGAAGGCCTGCCGGATGGAAACGGTGTGTCACTGGCTGGTTTGGAGCCCGGCACCATGCAGATTCTTGAGCCCGGTGAAGACATCAAGTTCTCTGACCCAGCCGATGTGGGTGGCTCCTATGGCGAATTCCTGCGCGCCCAGTTTCGGGCAGTGGCAGCGGCCATTGGTATCACCTATGAACAACTGACCGGTGACCTCTCTGGCGTCAACTATTCCAGCATTCGCGCCGGAATGCTTGAGTTCCGCAGGCGATGCGAGATGGTGCAGCACGGCGTGCTGGTGCATCAGATGTGTCGCCCGGTGTGGGCCGCATGGATGAAGCAAGCGGTGCTC